TTATACAAACGAATTTACCCTATTCATCCAGCCTTCCAGCAGCTTTGCTTGGTCTGGTTTCCGGGCTGCTATCTCTTTTAGGAACTTGATCCTGGATGCTTTCAATTCTGCAAACACCGCCCCGGGATCGGCTGAATTAACGGCTGCCAACGTTTGAGCTCCCATTATCCCGTCATCTTTTGCTTTCACGATCCTCTGGATCGCCTTTATTGCATGGTATCCGGAATTGACGTAGAAGTCAAATAGGAAGCCTGCTATCCGCTGATCGTTTATCTTGTCTCCCAGTGTAGGCTTCCAGAAGTGCTCATAATAGAACACCTCAATCAGGTCGGCAAGGTGCTTGTCCTTCAGGATTTGATTGTGCTTAAGGGGCTTCGCCTTGTCGATGATCGCCCAGCCCCGCCAGGCAGGCCAGTTCTTACGGGAAATCCCGCAGTAGGTTTCGCCGCCACGGTCAGCCGGCACATTCGCATATCCGCCCTCGTGCTGCAGGGTCTTTTTTAGTGCTGTTTTGAAATCGCTCATTGAATGCGTTTAATCATTGTGGTGTCGTATGTTGTATCCCTGCCAATCACCTTGTACATCCATATCCAGGCGTAAACACTGCCATCAGGACGACGATCCTCATCCGTTCTGCCAATTACAGTAGTGGCAAGAGCGCTATCAATCTCCTTTACTTTTTCCTTTGCCCAGGCGGTTGCCATGCGGTCAGCGATGCGCCGCATCATGGCTGTGTCCATGTTGAAACTATCGGTTTCTGGCTTTTGCGTTTTACCGGTTGTGCCGGCAAACAGGAAAGGAAGAAATATTGTTAGTATCAACCTCTTCATGACTTCTCAGATTTAAGGCTGTCTATCTTAGGTTGAATGATCTCCTGGTCTGCCTGTTGTAACGCTCGTTCCATGAACTTGTACATTAGAATGGAATCCGCCTTCTGCCTTGATTTCATTAACTCAGTCTTCTCATGTTGGCAGTCATCTAATTTCTTATCGAGGCGTATTATCCAGGATACCAGGAATTTTATAGCGAATGTCAGTAGGCCAATCACTCCTACCCATATCCATTTGCGCCACTTTACCGGGATGCTGAATCTTTTGAACTCATCCATTTCCCCTTTAGCTTTAATGGTGTACGTTTAAGCCATCTCCTTACGGGAAGAATGGATAACAGGGCAGCGGCGCCCATGCAATATTCTACAGGGTGGACGGTATACGGATCACCACAGAACTCGTCCACGAAATTATTGAGGGAGATGATCAGCAGAAACCGCCCCAGCCTGTTGAACCATGTTAACTTAGTAGGAACACGCCAGATAGCCAGGCCAATAAGCACATAAGCAATTGCATGTACCTTATGTACTGTATAGCCGTCAAACATGGGCTTAATAAGCGGCCTCCCGAATAGGAAGCCACCAGTAAGCACCGCTAATGCAGCGGTCAACAGCCATATACATGCGCGTTTATCGATCATCTTTATCGCGCCCGCCTACTAGTTTACTTTTTGTGGCCAATGTCGTTACTCCCATCATGATTGCTAGGTTGCCTATCCCCCACTGTAGCCAGTCAAGGACGTTCTTAGGCACACCACCAGGTAGGGAGGCAATTGCCGCAGGCCCGTATTGAGCAAGCGCCATCAGAATAGTAGTAGCCAACACCATCCACGAAGGACTTGGCTGCTTTATGTTTTCTTTTAGTTTTGCCATGATTAATTATTTTATAACGTTGTTGCCGCAGCATGTGATGAAATAACAAACCAAGAAGTGCCATTACACTGAATTGTGATACTGCTCCATTGAAGCGTTAACGTCTTTGAAGTGCTTGATCCATCCAAAAGCTCACTAGCGTTAGGATCGATTATAACATCGTTACTTGCCGCGCTGACTTTCTTGATAGTGTAGATCCACCCCGACTTCCCGGAAGCAGCCGGCAGCGTTATAGTGACGGATCCAGTATTGTTAACCAGCACTGTGCTATGTGTCGCATCCAGTGTAGTGTTGCCCGTTACCGTAGTAATGGCCGTTGATACATTGCCGTTTACCTGTAACCGGGATCCGTTTGTACTCGTAGTATTTATGAGCAGGTTCCCGCCGGACGTGACCCGCATCCGCTCGGCCAATGTACCGGAGCTACTACCTGCGTCGAATCTTAGAGCAGTCGGTGAGCTACCTGCCGATGCGTTTGACTCTAATACGGACATAATACGAGCCCCGGTTACATAATTCGCCCCATCGTAATTACTAAAATTCAAAATACCTGCCATATCCCCACTGCTCCCAGCAGCTTTACTATTAGCTGTGCCTCTGGATTTCTTAAAATATATCTGGCCGCCCGTTGTCGTTGCTGCATTCTGTTCTAGCCTCACAAATTCCCCCTCCGGAACTTTACTCTCTTCCGATATCATCCATATAAATGGCCGGTTGTCACCGCCTTCCCAGGAAGCGATATCGGATGAATAGGGAGTAGATGTGTATCTGAATGCTAACGGTACTTTTATTTGGACAAATTTGCCGGTATCTGTTCCTGCCCCGGTAGCGCCGCCATCTAACCCCCAGCCCCTTGCCTGCAGACACTCGTGTAGCTGATCGGAGAAGTGTCGGTACCGGGCGGATGCATGAAGCGACACTCCCTCATAGCCCACCTCCATTGCACACGCCGATCGTATTATGTCCCATGTCAGCCACTTACCGGCCGCATTATCTAAAGTGATACCGTGTGAAAATATGCCTGCCCAGTTGGTACGAATTATGCCCACTGGTATGCGATGTAGAGGAGAGTCTGGTATGATTGTATTTCCATTGTTTACTATTTCCAAATCAGCTTCCGGGTAGCTCCTGGGTTTTATTCTGATAGACTTGGCGCCCGGCACCACACTTGATGAATCAATAACCGCAACGGTAGTAGAATCAATACCAAACCGTATTTTCGCAAACTTTTTTAATGCCCTTAAATAAAGCTCATTGATACTTGAACCGGCCGCAAGTTGTATGGTACCGGCTCTCGCATAGGCATTCAGGCTGTCGGCGATTATGTCTCTACCGATAAGCGACAACGACCCAGACACTCCGGCTGAATCACCAGACATAGCTATAGCCACAGCGCCGGATCTATTGTTGTTTGACAAAGAAATACCAACTGGGCCAGCCTGATTATGTATATGCCTAAAATCGTAAGAAGGGTTGGCGAATGTACCTAGTGGGGTGCCGTTACCTGTTATGCTTAAATAGTTTCCATTGAGCGGAATATTTGTATTCTCAATTAGCTGATTCGTTCCAAGTCTTACCGTTTGGCCGCTCTTATACAAACCGTTTTCCGCTAAATTAATATAATGCGAAAGCATAGCAGCGCTATCTGCCTTTGCAACGAAAGGTCCGTTCGGCACATCCAAACTGATTGTACCAGCACCATTATCGTTGAAGTGGCTTGCATTATAAGTAGATGCACCTTTAGTAGCCCCATCTGCTGCCGCGTTCGCGATCGATAAAGTGCGATCGGCAGATAGATTGCCTCCGCCCTGGAGGGGTGAAGTTGTATTAACTGCGCGGGTATTTGCCACGCCGTCTGTTATCCCATATCCTGACAGTGTGGTTGGTGTACCAGTTATCTTGTTCCATGATAGTGCTGTTATCCAAGCCGGGTTACCCCCATCTGTCTGAAGGCTTATAGCCCCCAGCCCGTCATCATCGAAGTGGTCACTGCGAAATGTGGCTGCGCCTTTATTTTCTCCATCAGCCTGGGCATTGGCTATGGACAATGTTCTGTCTGCAGAAAGATTGCCGCCCCCGGAGAGAGGGGATGTGGTGTTGATGGAGCGGGTAACTGGGACATAATCGTCAATATTGAACCCACTACCTACTTTTGCCCAACCGGTATCTGTCTTATTCCAAAGTGATTTCGTTGCCGGCCAGTATATCACAGATCCTATGCTGTCCACCTTCCCAGCAATAGCTGAAGTATCACGGATCCCGGGCCTAATATTGCGTTTCCCCCAATAACTATCCGCAGAAAAATAGCCCGGATTATTTGTATAACTCTGAGCACTTGCGCCCAGTGTGATTAAAAAGAGGGCCGCCAGATAGCTATGCCGGAAGGCCCTTATAAAAACTTGTACCATAGTCAAAGTTAATAACTTTCTAAAACAATATAGATAATATCTATGGCTTATCTACGATCAAATAAAACAGAACTACATTAGCCGTAGACGATCCGTGGTTGTGGAAACCTACCTTAAAGCTGTTTTCGAATGTCGCGGTAGCGGCATATGTCACTTTGTTATCATTCGTATAACTTCCGCTGTATCCTCCCAGCATTCCCACTACGACATAGCTGTCAGCCACTAAATTAAGGTTGTGTGTAATTGTCACCTGCCTGTCGCTATTTGCATTAATCGCCCCAATATTATATGCGTCTACATACAGTATCTTATTTTGACTAGCCAGCCACAGGTTACGGAGAGCCTTTGACGTAGCCAATGTTGTGCTGCTATCAAGCTGATAACTATCAGATATGGCATTCGGGATGTTACTGAGTCCAACCTGACCTTTTGTAACAGCATGCGGGTTGCTGGTATCCTGAATATGATTTTCCAGTAGCTCCGTCAGGTCGGAGATGGCTGCGCTGACATTACCGTCGAGTGTCGGCTCAAAATATATCCAGTATTCTTCTTCATCATTGAAAACTTTTCCATTCTGCAGGTCTATACCGCCGGTGAGCCGCTGCGTCCATTCTATTTGAAGCGGGTCGTTCGTGTCATTAACTCCGCGGAGTGGCCCGGCGCCGCGCTGCTCAACCCAGGAAATAGTGTAGTCTGAAATAGAAGGTATCGCCACTTCGGTAGCATCTACGGTGGGGTCGCGGTCTTCTATCCCTCTCCCTACTTTGATCATGAGCGGAGGAATTACCAATGGCCCATCGAATCTGGGGGTAGCCACAAATGAAATCCGCAGCTCATCAAGAGCCACGCCATCGGCACTCTCATAAATACGCACTAAATGGACAGCCGGAGTCGGCACAGAGATAACAAAATCGCCAGGATTATCGTGCGGTTCAGCGTACACCGCCCTATTAGCTTCCTCATAGCCGCCCGTAACGAGTGGCTTATATGCCACCATTATTAGGTACTGCGTAGATACTGGGTCTTGAAAATATGAATACTTGATTATCATTTCGGCTGAATAAGAGTAATTTGTAATGTATCCGGCAGGCCGTTCATCGTACCGAACGTATTGCCCTCTATGTTATACGCTACAGCCACCACGTCATCAAAAGTTGGGTCGTAAATACCGCTGAAGCTGTTCACTGCTGGTCTAATATCCATTGACCAACCCTGCATGGGGTATCTTTCGGCGCGGTTCGGTTCCAGCTTACCGCCGTCCGCCCGGACATACTGCATGCCGTCCAAGAATACAGTGTCGTGGCAATAGATCATGTTTACTTTCTTGGCCACCCATGGCGGGACGCCATAGGCGCCACCCAGCTTATATTTAAAGGTATCGAATGGCGTTGCCGACAACTCAACCAGGTTCAGGGTCTGATCTTCGTAAACCGCCTGTACGTTGCCTGGGGTATAGTCGGTGATAATAGCTTCCGCCCGGAAAGTGAATAGTATTTCCGTGTCATAAATCACGTCCAGCGTGTTGACGCTATGCCGGTAACCATGCAGGAGGGTATCTTCATGCAGTAGGGCAACATCCTGAGGCTCACTGATAAACTGTAGCACATCGTTCCCCACGGAGATCAGCAGGTAATAAAGATCTTCGTCTACATCAGCCAGTTGCATATTTACCTCGTAGGTGCTCCATAACTGTCCGACAATACCGGTAGTCTTCTTCACGAAGTTTTCAGTCTTGATCACAGTCCCGCTGCAGTCTATTAGATCAAGTCGCTGCGTACTGAACTCTGATCTTACCTGCAGCGTGACGGTGTCCGTCTTCTGCCACTTCTGATAGTAGCTGATTTCCTGCTCCCAAGAAAAGATCTGCTTACTAAACCAATCCTCATCCAGATGTGTGAAGTTCTTCCCTGCCACAGCAGGGACACCCACTTGGTAGAAGGTGACCGGATTCGCTTTTGATATGTAGAAATTCTGCGGCATTAGTGAATCAGTTTTATCATGTCATTGTCTGCGCTGGCGAGAAGCTTAAATGTCTGTTTGGCGTTCGTGGCTGCCTGCTGGCCAGCTTCCACGATGTATCCCCTGTAAGTATTGCCCAACCATTTGAACTGGATCTTCCCGTATGGCTTCGCCTCAATCAGATCCACGATGTTCAGCGGGACCTGGCATTCTACCTGAAACATCTTCGGCAAGAATAACTTTGCCGCCAAGGAGCCGATAAGGAAGTTTTGATTTTCAGCTATCGTTACCCCGTCAAGCGTGGTGGTCAGTGCCGCGTTCTTCTCTGTTGTCTGAAAGGTCAGATTACCGGTATCCAGCAGATCCATTCCTATATGCAGGAAGGCGCCATTTGCGATGACGCAGCGTGCCGGTGATAACTCAGTATTGAATATCGAACTGCCAGCCCGGACGCCTGAAAGCGCGGTGTATGCAGGGCGGTTCAAGATATATCCGCCCGAGCCGTTATCTGCTATATTTATAATGAATACATCGTTATCCGCGTCGTTATCGGTGGTGCTCTTGCCATCCAGGTTGATCCTGGTAAACTCTATACCGTACGGATCACACCTGTAAGTAGCAGTAAGGTCTAATTCCTTACCCAGGCGCTTAACAGGTGAAGTGTAATTGTGCGTATTGTTGAACTCGTCCTTCCCATTCACGTCATCGTAGTCTTGCGCTGGCCACCCTATTTTCAATGTATTCCATAGGTAATCTGAAGCATTACTCACTTGGCAATCCGCCGCCTCTCCCAGGTCGGCTATAATCTCGTTCGTAAAGAAGCTGGCTTTTGATTCGATTACAGCCACTTCGTTGCGGTTGCCTAGCCCTATACTGAACCTTGTATTAAAGCTCGTAAAGAAGTCTTTTAACGATGTTTTTATCTTCCCTCCTGCTATACTCCGGATACCGTCGCCGCAGGTCAAGACAAAGTCATTTGCTATTGTACTTAACAAGGTGCTTGATGCAGTATATTTCCCGTCAGTGACTTTCTCAATCAGTTTTTGGAACACATACAGCGGGCGAAGGACTTTGATTTCTGTTTGGCGGTAACGGAAATCGAACGTTATGTTCATTGTTCCGCCTGGTTCGTAAATAAAATGATCTACTGACCCCACACCAGCCACTGAGATAAAGAGTCTTTCACCAGGATTAAGTGTAATGGAGGTCTGAAAACTTACATCCAAAATTTGTCCGGCGTTTGAAACCGCGTTAAAAACCGTATTATTATATAGGAAGCTATTTCCATTTGAAACACTGAATATGACGGCATGGGGACCGTTTGTCCCATCACGTTTAACCTTATAGTTTACATCAAAATTGTAAGTAATTACCTGTTCATCATTCCTTATAACATAATCAGTAGAGTCGGCCGGAACCGGAGGTATAATGTTGTCTGAAATAAAATTATAGGTAGAGTTAAATACTATACCCCTAAAACTACCTTCTGAATTTATAAATATGCAGCCCAATAAGGTTACATTGGTTGCAGCGTCGCCCTCCTGAATAACATATGAAGCGCCTGCTTTTAAAACAATCCCATCCATCCGCAATGTAAGCGCCTCCGGAACATCCAATGGTATTTCATATTTCGTATTCTCATTGGCCTTGATCATCATGGACAGACCACCTTCGGTCACCTCGCATTCTACTTTATCCTTTTCGTCGGTAAGCTGTGAAAAGTTCAAGGCGCCGAAGTAGTATCTTTTATGTTTAAGGTCTGCCGGATCGAGCCTGGCAATAGCAAGGTTGCCCACTGCCTCTATGCCATATCTATACCACAGATAGCGAAGTATATTAGCGCCATCCTTGACAAACCCGAATGGGATTGTAGAGGTACGAACTAGCCCGCCGTATGTGGTATTTCTGGTATATAATAGCGCGGTTTCGTTCCATCCGTCCGGCGTATAAGCCAACGGCTGCGGGCTGGGCGTCGTTACTATGTTTCCAGCTGAATCAACCGCATAGGTGCTCCCATCGTTGTCGCAAACGAAATAAAGGAATTCCTTATGTAACATTGATACCGGCATCAGATCTTAAATTCATGGTTTAAAAATGTCATTCGCTTCTGCGCGGATGTTAGGGTGGCCCGAACTCCCATTGGGGTGTTATTTACATGAACGGTGCTCTTATTTTTTTCGAGCCCGTCGATTATCCTGTCTGCCTGCTTGCCGAATCCATCCAGGACGGCCTTTGTCATTCGGTCTACGCTGGCAGACGTTCCGTCAATGGCAGGCAATGGCCGCATTGCTCCTGCGCCGGCAGCCGCTAAATAATCATCAACAGAAGGATGGACTTTATAGTGAGCAGGTATATTCATAACAACATTGCGACCCTGCGGAATATAGGCCTTACCATCTGGCGATTCGATCACTTCCAACTGACCGCCATCGTTCACCATAGCTAAGCCGCCAGGGTGATCTTCAGTACCATATTTATATTTGGGTATGGGTTGCGCCAACACTGCTGCCAGCTGAGCGGCACCTATTGCACCAATTACGGCTGCCAATGGCGCAGCCAAGAAGTAGGGATAATCAGCAAAAGCTTTCGCTACACCTATTGCGGTATTAGCCACTATCTCTACTACAGATTTTGCCTTGTCAAATCTGGCTTTCTGCTGGTCAAACTGTTTTTGCCTGCGTTCCAGAGCCTGTTTTTGGGCATCAGCCTGAGCGTTAATAACGGCGATCTTATGCGCTTTTTCTTCTTCTGATTCTGAAGAAGCATTAACAGCGGCCACCTCTGCTTCCTGCCGCTGGCTTATCAGATCAATTTCTTCCTGAAGACGGTTCTTTTGTCGATCAAATATTCCATCTATTATCTTACCTACCGACTCTCCTAGTTCTTGCCGTAGGTCTTTAACCTTTTTGGCAAACTCTTTTTCAAAATCTTCCCTGGTTTTTAGTTCTTTCTTATGCGCGGCTGTTTTTTCTTTCTCTGATTTCTCAAAATATTCACGGTCTAAATCCCTGATCTTATTTTTGATATTGAGCAGTTCAGTTTCCTGGGCGGTTGTATCTTCGCCTCGCAGCTTCATTAACTTGATAATCTGCTCTGTATACTCGTATTCGGCCTGCAGAGATAATATTTTGTATTTATTCTCTATACGGAGCTTTTCAAGCTCATATTGATCTTTACTGATCTTACCACTCTCATATAATTTCTGATTGGTTGCTAGTTCATCCTGTGATTGTTTTTCTAGTTCAGCTTTCCGCCTTTCGGCAGCAGCCAATATCTCTTTGGTCTCCTTATCTGCGTTATCCTTCAGTATGTCAACTACTATCTTCCCGAGTTCACGTCTATTTTGAGCCTGCTCCGCAGCAGCTTTCTTATCCACTGTGACTTTCTGGGCAGCTGTTGCCCGGCCACGGCTGATTTCAACATCAAGTATTTTCTTTTCTCCATCCGCCTCTTCTTTAGCGAGTAAGTTCTTTAAGGTAAAGTAGGTTTCAGCGGCCACCAGGCGATCTTCGTAAGCCACCTTTTCATTCTCAAAGATCTCTTTCTGTGAATCAATGGCTTCCTGCAACTCTATCTTCCTGGCCTCCATCTCCGCTTTAAGTTGCAATTCCTTAAGGCGAGCTGCAGCATCCAGTTCTTTTTTAGTTGGCCCTTTTTCATCGGACTTAGTCGTTGACGGTGGTTCTTCACCAGGGAAACGGCGGTTTAGCTCATTTACCAGCGCCTGGCGCTGCAATTCCATAAGTTTAAGCGCTGCCTGATCATCGTTAACAAACTTTTGAAGCCGCCCCAGGAAGGCACCATACACCACATCCGCATTTTTACCATAGGCATCCCGGATACTCTTGATCGTGTTCAGGTTTCCTTGCATCCTATTTTCGGCTATCTCAATTCGCTGATCGATAGCGTTGCGTCGGCCGATCACATCGTCTGTCCCTAACTTCTTCAGCTTAACAGCATATTCATCCACGGCTTTGGCATTCAGGAAATCCTTAGCCGCTTCTTTGTCGGTTAATTTTAATGAGACGTATACTATACCAGCAACCAGGTTATTGATCGACACCAGCGCTTCATTTGCCAAGTTGATGATCATCCCAAAGAATCTGCCTAACGCGCTCTGGTTATCACTCACCAGATCTGTAAAGGTGTTGCTCAGGCGATTTATAGAGGCCTGAAGTCCTTCGATCTTCTTTTCTTTATCAATTCCGAACGTTTTTTCTAGCTCTTTGGCAAACTTGGGCAGGAAATCATTAGCTATTACCTGGCCATGCTTCAGCATATCGTTCAATTGTTCTTGCGTCACCCCTATAGCTCTGGCAGCTATAGAGAAGGCGCCAGGTATACGCTCGCCGATCTGTCCGCGAAGTTCTTCAGCCTGCACCTTACCCTTTGATGCGATCTGTCCAAATGCTGTGAACACGCCGTTAACATCCTGTTGGGAAAGCTTCAGGTTAGCAGCTACTTCGGATACGCTGTTGAAAATATTCCTGGTCTGGGTTGCTGTAAGCCCTGCTTGTGTACCAGCAGCGTAGAAATTTTTAAAAGATTGAGTAAGATCCAGGATATTCAGCCCGAGTCGATCAGCTATGTCTACCAGGAATGCAGAATTCTTACTAAACTCCGACTCGCTACCGGAAACGGCGCGAAGTGCGGAATTCATACTGTCAAGCCTTACAGTGACATCAAATATTTCCTTTGCTATCGCCCCAGCCCCCAGGGCAATACCGAATTGCCCGAGTAGGCCCTTTAAACCCCCAACTATTTGCGGCGTACTGGTATAGTTGCCCACATTTCTCTGATGGCGCCCAGTTTCTGCTTCAAGTTTCTTCAGCTCGGCTGATACACGCTTAATATCTTCAAGGACCTTCCCGTTAGCTTTACGAGATGCCGCGCCATAAGCATCCCATGTCTGCAGAAGCTTCTTTAATTGCTCCCTGAGATCCAATATGCTGCCCTTCTCCCCCTTCATTTCTTCCTTACGCCTACGGGCCTCTTCTCGACGCCTAGCTTCAGCCAGGCGTAGCGCTTCAATCTCGTTCTTTAAATCCTGGTTGGCCTTTTTACTCTCCAATAGCGCCTGCCTCAGTTCTGATTCGGCCCGGACTGCTTCTTCTTTTGCTTTGTTCAGCTCCCGGATACCGGATTCAGCCTGTTTCAGTGCATCAAATCCCTCTTTGAATCCTTTAAGACTCAAACCCTTACCAAGCTCATTAACCTTGATGATCAACTCCGCTATTTTACCCATAGCGGCGTAGACGCTTTCAAGCTCCTCTTGGCACTTCTTGGCATTTATAACGCTATCTATTCTTCCGTCCGACATGCTGATCTAGCTTTTCGCAGTCTTTGTAATATTGATTAAGTAAGCCTACATAGCGGCTTACTGTAATTTCATGTTCATTGATATGGTGCTTGTAATGAATGGAAAGAGCATTTAACCGGTTATCGAAATACGCGCGGGTAATCTTCTCACCTTTTTGCCCCTCCTGCATCTTTGCCAGTTGCCCTTCCTTTTGTTCTTTTTGAACAAGAAGGGATTTTGCTCTACTCAAAACCCGGTCAAGGTCTTTGTGATATGATTCCGGATCGTTATGGTTAAATTGGAAGTTGTAGCCCTCGGACTTCAACATCTTGATAATATCGTCGTATCGGTATTTGCGAGATAATTCAACAGCCTCGGTGATAGTTGTGTATTTGATAAATAGCTGGCTTATTTCAGCTGTGAGCTTAAGTTGGTAATCGTTACCGGCTGCGCCAGATAGCTCAATGTATTCCTGGTAAATCGACTGCCAACCATCTATAAGCTCTTCAGGTGACACTTCACCCTCAATAACTAGCTGTTTCAGGTCACTGTCGCAAACACACCGGATGAACCGGATTAAAGGAAGATCTGAGCAAGTCGTATATATCATAATCCCAGCCTTTCGCGCACCCTTGTGAATAATGTTGGTTTCAGCTCTTCCACATACACCATTCGGAAGCCACCGCCTAAGCCGAGTATTTGCGGCCCATATCTATCGAATAGCCATTTCGCTTTGGGATCACCGCTCTTTATATCGAATCCGCCGGAATTCATAGCATCCAGGTAAAGTGAGTCATAGAAATCGCCTTTATCTTTTAGTGTAACCCTGTCAGTTGGCTGTCCCTTCTTTTTCTTCCTGGTTATAGTGGCCGGCCTGTAGAACGGTGTTATTGAGTTGCCTTCCGAATCCTTACCAGCATAAAGCTGCTGTCGCTGTTGTTCCAGGTAATCTGTTTTTGTTTCCTGTACACTTTCGGCAACAACCGCTGGTAAATCCAGTCGTTCAAACCGCTTCATCATATCAAGTACTGTTACCATAGCCAGAAAGAAGGGCGGGCTATTTCTTCCCGCCCTTTGGTTTTGAGGTTTTATTTGAGGATGTGGCCGGATCTTCATTACCCAGATCAAGTACTTCTTTAAGAAGTGCAGCATCTTCGGCACCTTCACGCCTACCAGCTTCCCTTGCATCTTCTTCAGAAGTAAATACTCGGGGAGGGATAGCGGGCGGCGCCTCGGGAGCAACCGCCTCACTTATTAACCCCAAAGCGTTAGCATATGCCTCGATATCATGATCCGGAAACTGTGCCGACAGCTGCCGGATAAACTTCTCTCGGCTCCAGGTTTTGGTAACACGACCAAAACTGATTGGATAAATGATATTGTTCTTCATGATTAAGCCCCTCTTACGACGTCCACGGGAATAGCTTCATAGCCAGAGATGTCAGCTGCATCCAGAGCAGAAGCGGACGCCATGCCTATCCGGATTTTGCCGGTAGCGGTGATAGCTGTGTAATCCGCATCTGCCGTATCAGCCGCAACCGCCATAGTCCCCAAAGTCGCGTTGTAAGTAACTCCGGAAACATCTACCGCGGCACCGGTTACTGCATTAGCAAGAGTCCATAAGGCCTCATCCGCCAGCAGGGTGCTATACAGCTCAGTGAGATTTGATTTGTCGCAGCCAACCAACGGGAGTACCTGGTAAACGCCACCTGTAGGCGTGCCGGTAACTTCCAGGTTGATATTAATCAAGCCTGCCAGCTCATCCAGGTTGAAGCCGGCATCAACATAAGCGATATCCTCATTAATGTAGTTGGGCTTGAAGGAGAACTGAATGCGGTAAACTGGGGCATTTGAGAAGTCATTAACCTTCCATGGGAATGGATAGAGCACTTCCAGCGGCACACCGGCCATGCCAGGCTTGCCGTCACTAGCCGTCTTGGTTGTGCCAAACAGCTTGTTGGCTGCATCATAGAACAGTACGGCGTAACCGGTATTGTTCTTGAATGACCGTAGCTTATTGGACAGGCAAAGACCACCATCATAGTACTGGAATATCCAGTTGTAGTTACCCTCCCTGATAGGCACTTGGCGACCGCTTGCCATGGTTTGGAAAGTCGGATCTTCGGTATTATCAGTAATAGCCTCGAAGCCATGCAGTGGGAATATCCGACTGCTCTTAGCGGCCAAAATATCGGCGGCCAAGGCGGCCCGAAGGCTTTCAGGCGTTGCCAACTCGGCTTGGGTGTAAACCCGCCCCTTTGGCACTACGAAATTGCCTTTTGTTGCTTCAAAGTGGAGCGAGCAGCCGGCAACGCCGGTATTCCTTACCTCTCCTCTACAGTCAAGCGCGTTTAATCCTGCCATTGTTATAGCGTTTTAAAAATGTTAGCAATGTTTAATGTCATACAGTAACTTCAGATCAAACCTGAAGCAGTGAAACGGGTGCATGTCCCGGTATTTGAGCGTATCTAGGTTGGCTTGTGCCGCCATGATCGTTCCCCGGTATTCCTGGTGAACCCTTTCAATTCCCAGGCGTATATCTGTAAGGGTGAACCCATACATTTTCTTTTGTACCAGTTCCTGAACGTCTTTCCTTACCTCTTCGTCTCCCCGGTGTGTGATTGTGGGGTAAAGTCTTTTCAGGTTTACCCAGAAGATCAGATGAACATCAGCGGTATTCGTAACCTCATGTTCAATATCACCAGACAAGCCGAAGAAGGAAAGCGCTGCAATCCTGTCATCCAGGTAAACCTCTCTGTAATCCTTACCTCCGGTGAAAACCTCCGCCACATAACCGACCTCCTTTTGATTCCGGTAACACCGTCCGTAGGCTTGGTAGTCTGCTGTTTGAAGCGCCCACTTTGTGAGCAACTTCCCATGCAGATACTCCTGCAGCTTTTGGATCGGTATGTCTACCCCTACCGGGGATATCTTGGTGTGCAGCATGAAGTGTCTGGAATTGGATTTGATACTGGCTTCGGGTCCGGAAAGAATGTTCTCCGCAGGCTCTTCAACTCGCGCTCTAGCTGGCCAAGAATGCCTATTTTAAAGGGCATTTCCTGCGAGCTGAAGGCGATGTTTAGGTCGTTGTATAGCTTCTGCATACCAGCCTCGCCGATACGCTGTATTAGGTTAGACCGCGTAGTATGGATTACCATTTCAACTACCTTGGCCGCCATCTGCATCCCGATGGCCCGGACGAATACTGCCGGATTCTGGACGATTTTTTCCGTGTAGTCGGCGACGGTGCTGATCTCGAAGTTCAATCCGAATGTCCTGGTCCCCAGGTAAGGATTAAACCGGACAAAATCGGCTTGCGCCGGTATACGATTTGCTTCCATCCTGGCCGTGCCGAAACACTTCTGACAGTTCCAATAAGGCGGTTGCTCATCATAGGCCTGAACCTCTCCAAGATCGTCCTGGAAGTAGCCTACGTAGAACACGCCGGACTTATTGCCGCTGTCCATGTAGTTCAATATCCAGTCTTCCGGCTCGATGATCGCTTGGTTATCTTCTTCAGCCGTGACTTCCAGCGTCTTTAATGGCGCTTTCTTCAGGCTATTGAACAAATACATGTTGAACGTCGCTGGGCCGTTGAAATAGAGCGTTATGGCATTGATCTTCACAGATTGCCCCTTTACGCTGGCTACCCGTATCTGCCGACCGACGAATCGCCCTGCATTCGGGATCAATACTGGGGGCTCGTCGCAAGTATCAAACTCCAAGACCTGCTCAATCACAGCTGGACTGTTGAACACCCCATCCAGCACCGTATAAATGCAGTCTTCCTGAAGCTCTTTCAGCTTCGTATTGAAGTCTTCATTCGATATATCAACATCGATGTTGGCCGCGTCCTTGATGTTCTGAATAGTGACAGTTGGGTGGAAGCGGTCGAAATATCTGCCGGATTTACTCGCCAAGTTGTCGGCGTCCACTATATCGTATTCGGCTTGGGTAGGCCTTGAAAAACCTACCCAGCCGAATAACTTTGCTATGACTTCAGCGCGGCGATACATCGGTTAATCGTGTTTGCGGAGAACGTAGTATATGCGTGGTACGTAAGACTGTGTGCCTGCCGTTATAAACTGCAATCGGTAATAGACAAAGGGTGTCGTTATCTTCGAAAACAGCTTGGTATTAGTGGCCGCATCAGTCAGCGCCAAGGTGTCCGTATTAACATAGTTCACCCCGTTCAGGCTTGACTGAAGAATCACATTACCGGCCACTGTCCCAGAAATCTTTGTCACTACGGGCTGAATACCCAAAGCGGAGTAACCAGCGGTAGCGGTGATCACCTTATACAGGGTATCGGCGTTTGTGAGCGTGTCACCGGCAACCAGCGGCATCAGGGTGGCATTTTGTGCATGGGAGGCCTGAAATCCTATCACCAGTATGCACAGAAGAAATAACTTTTTCATGTTTCTGATCTGTTTAAATGGTGAAAGAATTAGGACGCCTGACCAATGAGGTGTACAACTGAATCGCCGGTAACTGACAGCGGAGGCAGCGCATAAGCCACGATACCAGTTATTTCGTACTGATCCACGATATCCTGCGGGTTACCGCCTGTAGCGTTGGCGGATGTGTCATCGCGCTTGGTGTAGATAGAAATATCAGCAACCAGACCAGAGCCGAAAGGATCGGACTGAGTACCCAATACGCCTACCTCATTCTCGCCAGAGTTCACGCCGGTCTTGTTCAGTTGATCATTCCAGTACATGCCAGAGAATGAACCCGCAGGCAGATAAAGGGCAGCGCCATTGCCGTAAGCGGCAGAAACAACATCCTGAGTTGTGGCAACATTGGCGTTCCCAAACTGGAAGGACATATTTGCGTTGTTTGCTGTACCCTGCTGCATTTGAAATTCAAATTCGGCAGCAGTCTGCAGGTCAGCAACTACGTCATAACCGCTCGTGAAATACCGGGCGGCCATATACGTTTTTGCCCGCTGCATAAAGCGGGATTTGTCTACAGCAGCGATTTCCAACGCATAGTTAGTGTCGTTGTAGGTGCCTGGATTGGCAGATGCGATCTGGGCGTTCACCACAGCTGCGGAAAGCTGCATACGATTTGCCACCAGGAACGCCAAAGCACTAGTGTCGTGTCGGGTGCGGAGGTTGCGCCATGCTTCTTCATACAGGTGATTGAACATCGCCTGATACGTCAGAATATTGTTTTGGGCAATCTTACGGGGCAAGCTGAAGGTTTCAACGTGTTGCACGTATACCAGCTCTACCTTTCCGCTATCGCCGTGGGTACCGGTATGCAGCGCAGCCTTTGTGGTACCATTGCCCTGAGTGCGTTTTACTTGGTAGTATATCTCTACAGGGCGAAGGTCAGATTTTCGGAGATCGGGCGCATTAGGTATGCTGTATATACCGTTCTTTAGCGCCAGTTCAAATACTGTTGGCAGTTTACGTCTCAGCTCAGGTGCCTGGTTCTTCGCGGTAACTATGGCTTGCCCTTTTGCTAACACGCTTGTTGCGTAATTAGGCATAGCTAATTAATTGAGATGTGAGTAAATGTTGTGTGAGATTTTGGGGTACCACCCCGACGAATTGTTTGGCTACCAGCCGAAGAAGAACCAGGTACCACCTGGTAAGAAATAGCATGACGCTATATCTTGTAAACAAAGATATAGATAAAATCTATTGAAACAAAAAAATTATAGAGAATACTATTTGAGATCTCTGTAAAAATCTTTCAGGCCTTGCCTGAGCTTGGGCACAAACGTATCAGCAGGCACGTTATTATCTTTCATGAATTTTAGCACTTCGCTGCTCTTCATGTGTAGGATGTCCGCAGCAACCATATAGGCTTCTGGATTCTCTGATCCTAGCTGCAGCATGTCATAATAATCAGCAAAGCCCTTAAGCTCCATTTGCTTTATAGCCATTTCCGTGTTTGGATGCAATGGGCTTTGGTTCAATAATTGCGTGTCCGCATCAGAAAGTAACATTGAAACAACAGCTGCAGGCCATAATATATAGCAGAGAGCTCGCACGGTTTTATTTTGTGGGATCCCCTTTATAAAGAAGACAACCTTCGTCACTTTAACAGCCAATATGGCGTAAGTCGCAACGGCTACAATGCCGATTATAATTTCTTCGTTCATGCTTCTTTTATTTGCAGCACTTCGCCGGTAAGGGTGAAGTGCTGGTTTTGGAGCTGGTGGACGTATTCTATGCCCTGCACTGCAACCCCGCTTGTATCGGTTACGTTTCCGATATAGGCTATACCATCACCAATAGATAACTTAATGCTCTTATTGAAATTGAAAAAAATCCTGCCCTTAAACCCAAACCTCTGCAACCACTCTTCGGTGATAAGGATCGGCTGAAGGTTGGATAACTCATATTTCCGATGGCGCTCTCTATACTTTACTAACAGCTCACCTTCTTTGATTTCGTCAACTACGCAGTCATCTTCATCATTCCAATCCCAATCTTCTGTTCCATTGATGCTTTTATCATGGCTCGAGTTTTGGCAAAGATAAGCGAGGAATCAACAACTTCCCCGGATATGTTGATAGTTCTAAGACCTCTGGGCGATTGTCCCCTATTATGGCAAGATTATCCGGCTTAATCGCACAACCAGGTGGATACTTAGGTGTTGGCTGACTCAGGATCATTAGGGCTTGGGAGCGGCCAATCTCAGTGGCTATACAGGTCTTAAGTAATACTAATGCTCGGCGGCGCCTTCCCGCCTTTGCGATCCTCGGTAACTTGTATTTGGGATACTCTTTCATGGCATTAGTTATTGCCGTAGCCGTGCAGATGATAGATTCAAACAATGCCAACGCCTTCTGTTGTTTGGTTGTCAGTTCCATGTAAAGAAAAAGATTAAAGCCCCACTTACGCAGGGCTTATGATTAATTGTAGTAATCGAAATCTGTTACATCCTTCGCAACATTGTCCAGGTATGTCTGGAACTCCGGCGAAACCGGGTTGCCGGTCGGGTTCTCTTTTTTCCATTGAGCCTCTGCAGCAGACCGTGTTTTTATTCCTGTTCCACCACCGCCAGGAGGCGGCGTATCATCTCCGCCACGTCCGCCGGTTGGTCCTTCGCCCACCCATTTCCGTTCTGTGAAGTAGTTTCCGATCACGTCCTTCACGGGCAGGGGCGCATGTGTTTTGGGATCTGTGATGGTCTGGCCGTCACGCTTTGCCACCACCTTCCCGTCAACGGTCTCAAACTGGAACTTGGATTTGATGATGGCTAACCGCTCATCATCTGCCAGCCCGTTTCCGCGGTTTGCCGGGAAAAATGAAAGTAGGTCGTTATCGAATTTTGCGCCGGCTATGACCTTATCCTTTTCCGCAATAGTCCCTTGCAGGGTTTCTTTATCCTTCAGCAGTGCGGCTACCTGCTCTTTCAGCCCTTGGTCGCCAGTAGCTACCTTGGCATTCACCAAGTCTACCACCTTATCCAGGTCCTTGCTTTCATCCTCGATACCGAACTTCTTTTTCAGTGCCTTTGCGGCCAGTTCTTTGCCCTTCTTCTCCCCTTCTGGTTCGCCGATGCGTTTACCTTCGGCAACCTTGGTATTATCCCTTGTCTCCAACTGTTCGGCAGTGAAGGCCGTTACCTCAGGAACGGCGAAATCCACCTCTTCGGTTGCCGTAATCGCTGCAATCAGCTTATCCACATCTAAGTGCAGAGCCTTTAACTTGTCTTTATCTGCGGTTTTTAACGCCATATTATTTGTAGTTAATAAGTGATTAATAGTTACTGTTTCAGCAGGTAAATTCGTCCGCTGTTCGGCAGTTGCTTGTTCATCTCATCGGCAGTTTTCCTGTCGATCTTTGTAGTGTGAAGGGGCTTGTCGGTCGTGATCTCAATGCCAACAACATCCCAGGGGCTGCCAGGCATGCCTTCGAAACGCTCCTTCTTCACTTGGCGGGCCTTGTAGCAGTCGTATTGCCGTAGATCAAATAAGGGCAGGCTCTCAACATGTGCTACATAGCGCTTATACTCGTCGCCGGTCAGGTTCTTGTAGTCGAATTGAGCCACAACGTCTACAGTGGCTACCGGCGGAACCGCAGGGGGGGCAATAGGTGGTTGGTCTACGGGTGGAGCGGGCGGTGGTGGATTTGAACCACTCAGATCTCCTGTCGTATCAGCTGTCTTATACAACTCCGCTATGAACTGATCGATCTCTATCAGTGGCACCTGCTTTGTTGCATCCTCCGGCTGATTGGCGATGATTTCCGCTTTCAGTTCTTCAGCTGTCAAACCAGAATCTTTGAGCCTCTGGTACTTTGCTTTCTGTGTGTGATGAATCGGCATTATATTATGTTTAAGGTTAATAAATTAGTTTTGAGATGGTGATGGCTCTGGCTCTGGTTCTTTCAGGTTCTTTTTCTGCACATATTCGCGCAGCTGCTCCCGTAACTTATCTGCTGGTGTTGACAGGATTGCCATGTCTGGCACCGTGCTATACCACTCACCGAAGTAGATTTTACAATTGAGGTCCAGGAAGTCAGTAATGATCATTTTAGCCTCCTGAACCTTCAGGTGAGGGAACGGCTCAACGTACAAGAGCTTAAGGCGTACCGCCAGCTCTATAGGGTTATTCTGGTACATGGCATGGAAATAACGCTCCATTGCTTCGTATAGGCTAGCTTCGGGCGCCCCCTTGGTCCGTAATTCTTGGTACTCCTGCATAAGCTCCTGAGGGCTTTCTAATACCCACATCCTCCCATAGGCAATGGAAGATTTTTTGAATTGTTCCCGGAACCAGAACTGGCCGATATAGTCGGCAATCATTTTTTCTGTAGATTCCGCCCAATCGGCTGTTTGATTGAGCCGGGCGTAGCGCGGCTGCCGGTCATCCTTCGTCTTAGTGGCTGTTTGGTCCTGGTTCTCTCCTGGCTTGGCTGTTGGCCCAGTTGCACGCTGAGGCGCTCCGGTTCCCCAGTAGGTCCAGTGTATTAAGTCCCCGAGGTCGGAAAGGCTTGTGTCCTGCTTATTCCAACCTTCAACATCTGGAGATGCATAACCGAAGTAGTTGCGCCAGTTGAACGATGTTTCTGCCAAGGAGAGCGGGAAGCGCGCCACGTCGCTAACCTTTGTGCGCATCTTATAGCCCGTACCTTGCTTGGCACCAGGATAAGGTGAGCATTCAGGGCAAGCACTGGCATTTATAAGCCCCGTGCCGCCGCATTTGCCGCAGTCCAACAAAGGCTCCACGGCCTTACTAAACCCGTGAAAATGCTGCTGCAAATCCCTTATAGACCTATTACGAAGAAAACAGTCGGCCAGCTCCACGGTCGGGTCAAGTGGCGAATAGAAACACTTTGGTTCATCAAACCTCATCAGATCAGACACCATAAAGGCGTTAGTGCGACCCCAGATGTTCATTATAGGCTGACCGATGACTGTTAGCTGATCCCGTTCATACTTCACGATCACGTCCTTTTCATCATCTACGAACCGGAAAAATGGCGTTTGTTGGGTATCAGTATACTCTTTTAGATATACATTATCTACCCCATAGGCCCTGGCCTGCTTGGCAGGTAGCCTGAAACAAACATATTCCAGGCGCCGGCCGTTGGGCTCATAGTCGTGTATGCTGTATATGCTCTTGTAAGTGGGATAGGCCTTGGGGGTGTTAATGGCCTGTCCATCAACCTCTTTCAATTGCTCTATTTCAATGAATATCACTCCCATAGGGTCAGTGCGATATGCCGGAGTAGCAAACTCGTGCATCCATTTACGCAGACTCAGGCCATACCGCACATTAGAAAGCAGGGCGTTCATGGTCTTCTCGTTACTCTCGTTCATGTTGAAGTAGGAAGAGCCACCCTTGGCTGAAAATACCATATCCTCCTGCTGCAGGAGCCTGGCAAAGAGATCTTTATTTGAGACTGCATACTGCTTTCGCACACTGTATATGTCCGTATTCTCGAAGTACTCACACTGAACAATAGCTGAGTCCATACCTTTCCCGTAAACGTGAAGCATGAGCTTATCGTTCATTTCCCTCCCCTTTAGAACCAAGGCTTTATTGGGGTTGAACTTTATAATATCCCGTATTTGATCATCTGTATACCGTCCCATATGATGTGTTTTAAACGCCGAAATACTTCTTTCTCCTTGCCGCAAACCGGGCATACTCCCCGGGCAACAACGTAGTTATGAAATAGCGCTTTGTGTCGCTGAAGTGGCCGTATCGCTCAAACGATTGCTTTGTGTCCTTATTTGTTTCTCTCTTCTTCAGCATCTTGCCATTCTCGTCCTCTTTCACCATAGTATAATCCTCGATAGATTTCCGGCAGGCAGTGTTTATGCTAATAGTCCAACCCTCATAGTTGGATTCATAGATCTCATTTACGAAGTCTCCACTTCTGGCCACGTCAGGGGCGGACTTGCCCACCCTGTCCACGAACCGGATGCCGGCCATTTGTAGCTCATTTTTGAACTTGTCAAAGAAACTGCGCCCCTCATCGTCTTCAGTGCTTTTTGCGTTGGCAGAAGGATCGCCATACAGGAAAAGAACATCATCATACTCCATTCTGACGAGCCATGCTATCAGCTGCCGGGCCGCCTTGGCCGCTGTATTATTAGGCGATTCGCAGGGGATCTCGTGAACCTGCTTAACCAACTTACCAGTTATATCAACCTGCCAACAGCCTATTGCTATATACGGAGTTGAGTTATTATCAACCGTCGCATGTATCGGCATCTTCTGCACCTCCCAGGGCTTGGTATGCTTAACCTCTTCAAAGCATTTCCAGAACTCCCCACCCGTACGCCTGAAGCCCCACAACCCAAGGGTGTAAACCTGGTACCAGTAGGCGTTGTTCTTTGAGCCTTTATAGGACTCGTACAGCGCCTTACGTTGAGGGGCGCAATATGGGTTATCCTTGTAGGTAGTATGCGTAGCTCTGATTTTAAAGTCAACAGGCCCCTCATTAGGAACGTCAATTGTCTTTGTCCAGGTAAAAGACAGCTTCGGCTGGCAAGCCTCGAAATACTCCTGGTAAAGCCAGAAATCGGTATAGTTACCCTCACATTCAGGGTTGAAGCTGAACCAAGTCTTTACCCGCTGGTTGGCGCGCAGGGAGGTCAGAATCACCACAAAGTCTTCAGCGGTGATCTGGTTCCCTTCTTCTATCCATGCATGTGAAGGATTATTGAAAGACTTGATCCGGCCTACATCATCCAGGCCACGCCCGTAAAACCCGTTCCCATTTGCCCTGCAGGTGATCTCCATCCGCGTTTCATTGAAGGAAAATAGATGGCGCAGGTTCCATTCCTCTATAATGGATTTGATCAGGTCGAACTGGCTGGACCGGACAGTATTCAACACTGAGCGGATAAGTAGACACTTGAAGTACTTCGACCGCATGCAATCCAGGATCAGAATACTGGCTACAAACCGGCTCTTACCAGAGTCGCGGCCTCCGTAAAGGAAATCTATGTCAAAGAACTCGTCACTATGGACCAGGTGGTGATAACAGGGCAGGAAAACATCATCATCGATTTCAATGTTTACCACCGGCATCGTTACCGCCTTTTTTGATTATTACATTGAGCGTCAGTCCATCATCAGCCCTGGCCTTTATCCGTGTCTTCAGCGCGTTGTACTCCTTTATCGCAGCCACTTTGCTACCGAAGTCCGCATTCTGTTTGATCACAAATGCGAGCTCATTGTCCACCACAGTGTCATTCAGGTCGTTGGACTCATATAGGCCGCGGATATATGTCAGAATGTCATCGTTTGTCAATAGCCGCCAAGCACCAGTTTTTGCCGACATATAAGCGCCTTTCTCGCTCAGGTCAATCTTATATGCTTCGGCGTAACATAAGACACCATTGCCCCTGTTCTGGCCATATGCGTATAGCTGGCAGAACAATTCTTGCTGCTCGTTGATTTTCTTCCCTTCGTCTGATATGACCTTCTTTCTGCCCATAAATAAGAAAGCCCGGCACTTATGCACCAGGCGAAAATGATAATGCCCCAAATGATTTATTCGGAGCAAATGACTTGCAATATGTGTTCCTGTCCCTTCTTTTCATATTAGGCGGCCGGGTGTTTATCCCGGAACGCTCTTATACAAAGATATAGATTTTGTCTATGTCGTTTCAAAAAGATATAAAAATAATCGCAGAATTATTTGGTAATACGAAAAAGTATTACTACCTTTACTTCATCAAAACAGTTAACACCATGAAAACATTTAGAAAGAAACCGGTTCAGATTACAGCAGTTCAGCTTACCCATGAAAACCTTCAGGAGGTGCTGGTTTGGGCTAACAGCATCCAGCCAGCAGACAAGCAGGTTAAAGAATCAGAAGCCGGCCTACTGATCCCAACAAAGGAGGGTGAAATGCTCTGCGGATTCGGAGACTACCTGATCAAAGAACCCTTTCCGACCGATGATCGGATGTTCTATCCCTGCAAGGCTGATATGTTCGACCTCACTTATGAAGAAGTAAAGTAACTCACAAGGCCGCCCCTCAAAAGGGCGGCTTTTAGCTTAAATTAGGTACCATGGACACTATATGGACATACGTAAAGGCTGATAGGTTTTTCCCGAAATACGCACCGCAGGTGAAGAGCTATAAGCAGAAAATATCCGGCAAGAATCCACGGGGCAACCCACTGGGGTTTTCTGAGGCTGATCGGGTGGCTATACGGAAAGGCTTGGAAAAGATGTACGAAGATCAGCGAAATATGAAGCTATAGAAATATTATTTTACCATACTCACTCGAAGCCTTTTTTTAAAATGCGTTAATAAACTATCACATTATCCTTGTCCTGGCCATCATTTCTTTTGCGCCCATGACCCGCATGGCCATGATCTGCAGTAGGCGCTCCCCCTCTTCCGCATTCTTATACTGCATGTTGGGGTAGTTCAGCAGGCTATACGCCATTACCCTGCCGGTTCTGTGGTTCAAGATCTCTATATAGTTAACAGACTCTCTGGTGAATGCATCGAGTTCGTAATTCTGTACAATAATCAGGCTGCGCTTACGGTTATTCTCCCGGAGGCCACCGGTAAGGAATACGCCACGCCACGCCTGACCACCATGGAAAAACACAGTAACACTGTCGCCAGCTGCTATTTTAGCATGCGGATGCCAAGTATTGAAGAGCAGGACATTGCATCCCTCCTGGGTGACGTATATCTGCAGGCCCATGCGCTCCATTACTTCCTGCGGACCTGGCGGCCGGGTGAGCTTATGAGATGAATTGTAGAACCATATATCCGGCTCGCCAGTCATACCTGACAGCTTGGTGATCTTGCAGTGTTGGCCCATAGCACGGCTCTGGATGATAGAAGCTTCTGTATCTAGTATGTTAGGAGTGTGAAGGATCATTTTATTAATATCCGGAGTTTGAATATAAAACCCTTTTAATATCTGCCTCTTCCTTGCTTAAATGCCCCAAAACATTCATATTACTATCAAGATAAAAAACATCTTCATTGATCATCAGAGCCGAAAATATATTTTTACTCCGATAAGTATGGAGTATTGTATATTTTGCACTCTTTAACATATCTGGGGCTATTTCATAATATTTGACCGCTCCCTCCAGCGGGTAAAACGCAACAGATTCATAGCTCCCAGGATCATCTAGCGACTTTGATAAGTATTCTGTTACTCTTGCTTCTGCCCTATGTTGCTTTGATAATACGCAGGATACAAACAATGCGCTAAAGCAAAGGACAGCGAATATCGTATTTTTCATGTTATGGCCAATTAATTCGCTCAAGCCCTGTAAGAGTTTGAATATTGGTTGCATATCCAATATTCACAAACGAGTCTATGGTGGATTGTGGCACATTCCCGCTTTTATATCGGATGTAAACCGTATCTGACTTCGTTGCCACCAGGTAGGTAGCCATTGGCCGTGTATCACCCTTTTTAATCTTCAGAGAAGACGCTATCTGTAAATCTTCGAAATATTTCCAATTCTCGCCGCAATATACAGCGGGTTTCATCTCCTGAACGCCTCCGTCAGTCCGACGCTGATCAAGGCCAATTATCGCGCCACAATCGCTGTCTGCAATCTTATTTTCATCCTTTGAACATGCTAGGATAAGGCATAGCAGGATAAATATAATTAGTCTTTTCATATAGGTGTATTTTGGTTTTAACATTCACTACGCATATACGCTGCATTCGTGTTATGGAAATTAGATGTTATCAACATCATACAATTATCCGGGTAACATTTTCGTTTGATTATTCCTGACCGGCTTGGCCAGTATTATTAATTCGTTATTTTAGCCGTCCTGTTCGCATCGATCCTATGCTGATCCTGTCTAACCGGATTGCCCAACCCCCTAGTAACTCCTCTGCTCAAATTTTGACCGTGTCGCAAGACCTAAGGGAATCCTATTACTATAACCGTAAAGCACACCAGAGTATGAAACACAGAGCAAAAAGCAAACCCCGGCGTAGTGCCAAAACTAAAAGTCTTCCAGATCATCTATCACTAGATTGGTTCTTTGCTTCAATTCCAGAAGCGCCCGTTCCCTCGAAACAGGTTCTTTCTCCTTCTTTAAAACAGAAACCTCGGCAGTCAAAGTAGCCACCTGATGTAATAAAACCTTTATCAAAGCCCGCTCCCGGTTCATCTTATCTCCGGGGGCCGATGGCTTTTTAGGCCAGTTCTCCAAAAGTTCATGAATTCTTCTCAGGGTTTTTGGATGAGGGACCTTTTCCCCGCTCTCCCAATAAGCAACGGTTCTCTTCGAAACGCCCATCTGGTGGGCAAATTCGTCCTGTGACAAACTGGCTTTCTCTCGAAGGTCTTTAATTTCTTGTTTATGGATGGCCATTTTCTTTAAATATTATTCAATAAAGTACATCAATAATTATAAAAAATTCATCGAAAAATACTTGTCAGTTCATCAAAAGTTCACTAATATTGCATTAACAAAGTAGTTAATGACATTATGAACGCAAATATAGAAAAAACAAATGATACGCAACTAGTCAAGGCGCCACTGACAAAAAAAGAACGATCCGCGCTGTCTAATAAGATTACTGGATGGGGTAAGCTGGCTAATGCGGTTCTCAAAACGGGTCTTAATGAAGGCACTTTGAAACGGGCGGCTGCCGGAATGGACGTAAAGCCAGAAACTGCAAAAAAAATCATTGACTTCCTTTCACTCTAACCACTACAATCCACTCACCATGAACACCGTAAACCTCTTTAAATCACTGGCCGATCACTTCACTCTACCGGTTCTACAGAAGAAAGAGAGTACTTCTCTGCACGACTACCGCTGGGAAGGCACCAATATAGTGATGGAAGTGTTCATGGAGAAAATCGACGGAAAGGAAACGGCTGAAGACTACTTATACAACTTAACAGTAGATATACAGGATTTCCGCAAGCACTGTGAAGAAACCAACGACACAGTAGAGGTAGACGGCAGTTTCTGTGGGTGGTTTGAGGGTATTTCTTGGTTCGATAAGCAAGTGGAGGCGGAAAGCTACGCGGATCAGTTCATCGCCCAAATAAAGGCAGATTACGCCGCCTGGTTAACGAAGAAAGCTATTTAATCACCCCTTATAAATAACCTGAACATGAAAAAATCAATCTCAGCGATGGCTGGTAAAACCGTCAAAATTAAACAAGAAGCGAACGGAATTGGCGGACGAGAAATAGTCATAGAAGACTACTGGTATAACGTATCCGGGAAAAGCTGGAAGGAGTCAAACGGCAACCCAGCAGCACTCAATTACGCAATGCGTACAGCGATTGGAAGTATGCAAATACCTATGGATGATGAGGTGCTGTACGGAAAGATAGGAGGCCTTGGATACCTCGTCCATGTAAATGAGCTTGAAAGCCAAAACTAAACAACAGTCGGCCCGAAACCATCCGGGAGTAGGGTCTCTAATAAATCTCTAATTAGCTCTAATAAACACCACCAAATCATGAACACTCAACTTGTACACACAATTATTACTGCCGGGACTACTTACATGGTAGCCGGAACAGCTCTGGCCTTGTTTGGCCTGTATAAAATGGGCATTGCTGGACTGATCCGGGATTTCTTCATTGGTAAAACGGCTAATAATGGATAATTCCTTGTATCAGGCATTTACGGGCAGTTACGATGATTTGACTGCTTACTCCAAAGCCACTAATACCAGCCAGCCATGAAATACACAGTAAACGACATAAAGATCTTACATCCGTTCATATACGAACCTACAGGGCTGACAATACCCTATGAATTAAATGGGGAACGGAACCTGCAGGTATTATCAATCCTGGCTTTAATGAGGGCGTTGATTGATACCGGAATGATCCTGGAATTTGACGAAAGGAGTTGTGAGGTAAAGAAGCCTGCAGGCAATTGGGTATCGATGGAGCACTATGTGCAGAACACATTTGATGACCTGGTAGCACAAGATATTGTCCTCCATTACCTAAATAACACAGCCACCAAACCAACAATTTAACATGAAACTTGAAACACTCACACCAGCACAAGAAGCTAAAATACCAGAGATAAGAAACTACTGGCTTAACTATATCCTATCCTGTCAAAACAGACTTGATAAAGAGAAGGCACGTAAAGGCATTGAATGGATGTATAACTACTGCGGAAAGAAGCCCCCTATCATCATATTCATGGATAGCCCATTTGGGTGCCAGGTAGCGGCAAATTTCTTTTTAAAATTTTTTGAAAATAAGCACCCGGCCAACATCTGGGCCAACATCAGGGCCAACATCGGGGCCAACATCTGGGACAACATCTGGGCCAACATCAGGGCCAACATCGGGGACAACATCAGGGACAACATCTGGGCCAACATCGGGGACAACATCAGGGACAACATCAGGGACAACATCAGGGCCAACATCAGGGCCAACATCGGGGACAACATCAGGGCCAACATCGGGGACAACATCAGGGACAACATCAGGGCCAACATCGGGGACAACATCAGGGCCAACATCTGGGACAACATCGGGGACAACATCTGGGACAACATCAGGGACAACATCTGGGCCAACATCGGGGACAACATCAGGGCCAACATCGGGGACAACATCAGGGACAACATCAGGGCCAACATCAGGGACAACATCGGGGCCAACATCGGGGCCAACATCTGGGACAACATCTGGGCCAACATCGGGGACAACAAACTTACTCACTATGAAACGAGCTGGATGGGCAATGTCGGCAACTACGGTTGGGTTGCATATATAGATTATTTTCTTCAGTTGAAGCTAATCCATTCTGATAGAGAGAAAGATTTCAATGCATTTAAGGATCTCTTATTGTCCGGAGTGTTTGACATGATTCAATTCGATGGATTATGCATAGTATCCGATATGCCGACCCAAATAGTAAGGAATGCAGCTGGCAGACTTCACAATCCGAATGGGCCTTCTGTTGAATTTAAGGATGGATGGTGTCAGTATAATATCAATGGCCGTATACTTCCATCTTGGATATGGGAGAAAGCAGCATCCGGAGAGATCACTAAAGAATTGTTCCTGACGGAGTCAAATAGCGAAATAAAGGGCGGTATTTATGAGGTGATGGGCCAAAAACGAATGATGGATCTGCTGGGAGCTATTGAAGTTGACACAAGGACCATCACACATAGAAATGGTGATTTGGAAGTCCTGAGCCTACTGAAAACTAAGGAGCGATTCCAAGAAATAGGAAATGAGCCGTTTGCGTGGGTTAAAATGATATGCCCTTCCACCGGAACACAATACTTGCAAGGGGTAGAGCCTCATCATACAAATGCACTGGATGCTATCGCGTCACTCTCTCCTTTCAAAGCTGAAGAATATTCATTCGATTTAAGATCATAACACTTTATTAACAACAAAATTCTAGAAAATGAAAAATGTATTACGTGGGCATCAAGGAGATGTTCAATTCACAGGAATCAAATCAATTCCAACTGGCGCTAAAAAGATAGCAAATAAACCTATCGCGCTGGGAGAACATTCCGGACATATGCACGTTCTTACCGGTGATGTTCAGATGTTTGAAATTGAAGGCCGTATTATTTGCGCTGTTGGTGCGGATGGCGCTAGGCTTCAGCACGTTCATGAATCTAACTTTTCCGAAGCGTGTTGGAAGACTACCAATGAGCTTCAGAAAGCAGATCATAATTCGCACCTCCTGCCAGAGGGTAACTATGAGTTCTATATACAGAACAGCTACAACCCATACAGTCGATTAATGGAGCAAGTGATCGACTAAATTTCGAACCATTCAATCCCTTTACCATGAAACAAAAACGCTCAAAATGTGGACTATTATACTACTTGGCTTACTGGTTGTTCTGCTTGCCTTTATTGTTACTGTACGCTGGTTCAAAGGTGCAGGAGGTGATGAGCCGCATTGTATACCGCGTGATCTACAGACCAGAAGGCGTAGACGATGATTGGATGGAAGATGAATGGATGGGGGTATGATGCCGCACCTTCTCGCAATGATCCTGGCAGTAATTGCCTTTCAAACAGTAAGACAATATTATGCCTGGAAGAATAAAGATAGAGATTGACGGAGTGCTGATAGACGAGCGTCCATGGTTTACACTTAAATATCTTAAAAACATTATAAACGATGCGCAAGTATCATTCGAGAATCCGCAAATCACGATCACTACCGATGAACAGCAGGTTAACAGATGGGATACTACTATTGAGCGGCGGGGTGTCAGCGATATTATTTATCCTGATGTTGATCAAGATAGCGATTGGGTACGTAGAACAGCATAAGATATAGTTTTTCATAACGTGGATAGATAAACCCGACTTGTATAGACTCGCTGGGGACTTTTAAAGAGATTTTTCACTATAGGGTTTATAAGGGTTTTCATAGGATTAGGATAACCGCTGTTGTTTTGACTCTGGCGGTCTTTTAAAAAGTTCTTTCTAATACTGGTTAAAAATATTGCAACGCTGCGATTCGTGGACGCCCTCCCTTCCATGAGGGTAAAGAAAGATAAAGATGGTCTAGCAGCGTTGCAACTTATTGCGGGTGGTGAAATTAGCCACTATCTAGGTGACGCAAAAACCTAGAGAAGCGGAACGAAAGGATTTATGAAATAGTAAATCGTTGGTAAATGCGTCCCCGTTCTGCATTTGCAGGTAACCAATCCTGCCCCGCAACTTCTTTCCATATCGTGTGAGTGTTTAGGTGTGGTTTCCCGGCAGTGTTAGGGCTATACTCTCGAAGGGTGGCCGGGAGCAATTTCATAGGGATAGTTGTCGAACCGGTTTTGTTTCTACATGACCGGGACAAATGAACAGGTGTCGGAATGGTAGACGACGACTATAGTTTAGGCGAATGCTGTGCCCCATGGTGACGATTATGGGAAGGCTATAGACGAACAACTTGCAGGTTCGAATCCTGCCCTGTTCACACAGCGGGGGTTTATGTGTACCCATACATGCGGTGAACCACGTGAGTAAGTGGTAGTTCCGGAAGGCCAACACGCGGGTGATCCGGGGAAGAATGAAAACGCTAAGACAAAAGCACATAAAGTGCCGGTGGCGTGCCGGCAACATGGAGCGCGTGGGTATAATGGCGTAATTGGTATGTCACCTGCTTGCAACGCAGTTCCAGGTGTTGGTTCGAATCCAACCGCGCTCCCTACTGTTTTACAAACCAGCCTCTCCCTGGGCTTCGTGCGGGGATATTACCGGAAAGAAACCGGATTTGACGCAAAGACAGCAATTAGCGGGTAACGCCTAACCCCGGAAGAGTAGGCGATCATTTTTAAACCCAAAACTTCTCAATGAAAAAGTACAGAGAGTTTCACAATCAATTTGATGATCCGGTGAACGGAGAATCAACAGTGAATCAGGAAACACCTGCCGCTGAAGGCGTCGCGCTGGTAAACGGCCCGGAAAGTTAAACGGAAAAGAAAAGAGTACGCAACCAGGTCGGCAAAGACAGGGATCGAAGGACGGCCGACCTGGTTATTTTGAAAGTAAAAAATTCACGTTAAGCAACATATCATGGATAACAATTTAGCTTCATTTTCACTTGACCCTAAGCTCTTGCAGCCCATCATCGAGACACATATAAAAGGCGCTATAGCGTCTATACTTGGCGAACCAGGTCAGGTGATGGAAAAGGTGATAAGCCAGATCATGACCCAAAAAGTTGATGAGCACGGACGCATTAGTAATTATTCCAGCGACAACAAATACAACTACATCGATATAGTGTTTCGGAATACTATATCCAGAGTCGCAAAAGAGGAAATAGAGAACTGGGCCAAAGAGAACGCCGGGACCATCCGTGAATCTATCAGAAAGCAGCTGGCGACCAAAAAGTGCCAAGACTCGTTCGCTAAATCAGTCGTCGATGGCCTAGTAAAGTGTGCCAGTAGCAACTACTCTGTAAGGGCTGATTTGAAATTTGAATCATCCGGACGGGAATAAGGGGGTGCAGCGGATGTTACCGGATCGCTGCCGGTCATCCCCTCTGAATAGAAAGCCCACTGAGAACAGCAGGCCTGTTAACGAAAAATAATCATTAATAAACACCAAATATACTGAAAATGGAACAAACAACTCTAAAACAAGAATTGCAAAAATTCAACGTAACAGATGCCGCAATTGCTGATATGAAAGAAAAGTTTATGCCGCTTGCGATTTCTGGATTGGATGACAAGGAGGGTATAAGGGCGGTCCATGACGCACGTATGCTCGTAAAGGGGAAGCGCGTTGAGGTTGAGAAGGTTAGAAAAGCCCTGAATGAAGACGCTTTGGCTTGGCAGAAGACTGTCAATGCGGAAGCAAAGCGTATCACCGGCCTTTTAGAGCCTATTGAAAGCCATCTGGAAGCAGAGGAGGATAAGATAGAAAAGGAGAAAAAGCGCATAGAAAAGGAAAAGGAGCGTCAGGAGCAGGAGCGTATAAACGGCCGCATAGCTGAATTGATTGCCGCCGGATGCATGTATGATGGTCGCTGCTACTCTTTCGGACATCTAACCATTGATCCTATCCAAATCAAACTAATGGATGATCAGCCCTTCCTGGATTTTATGTCCACCATTCTTGACCTGAAAGCGCAAGAAGAAGCGAAAAAGGCCGAAGAAGCCAGACTCAAAGAGGCAGAGGAGGCCAGATTGAAGGCAGAACGAGAAGAACTGGAACGGGCCAAAAAAGAACAGGCAGAACGTGAAGAAGCTTTCCGGAAGGAACAACAGGCTATCCAGAAAGCCAGAGATGAGCACGAGGCAAGAATGAAGGCTGAGCAGGAACGAATCGCCAAAGAGGCGTTGGCGATTCAAAAGAAAAAAGACGATACCAGGATTGAAGAGCTTTCCGCGGCTGGGCTTTCCAATTACGACTTTAAAGATCAGTCTTTCGTATTCTACGATATCAACGTGTCGATGGTAGAAATAAAGACACTCAGCAATGAAGAATGGGCAGCCCTTTTATCAAAGATAACCCCTGTGATTGCACAGAGAAAGAAGGAGGAAGAAGAACGTTCAGCAGCCGAGCGGCGGAGAGCAATAGAGTCTGCTGCAGAAAAGGCCCGACTGGAAGCTGAAGACAAAATAAAGCGCGAGGCCGAAGAAAAGGCGGCTAAAGAAGCGGCCGAGAAAGCTGAAGCCGAAAGGCAGGAGGCGTTACGGCCCGACAAAGAAAAACTACAAGCCTTTGCATCAGGTATAACCAGCCTCTTAATCCCTTCAGTAACCAGTGAAGGAGCACAGCAGATTGTCAATGATGTGCAGGTAATGTTGGGCAAGATTCAGGCGCATATTCTCAATAAGATTAAAGCTCTATAACCATGGAAACTTCGGTAGCGAAAATAAACGGAAGTTCTTTAATGGCTGAGGCCACTTATTCCGCCGGGAAACTTAAATCAGCCGAAGAGTTTATGAAGAAACTCAACGCTGATCCGCCGGAAAACGAACTGAAGCCAACGCCGGACGGTCAGGCCAAAACATTGCCAATTTCATTTGTGCAGATGAATCTTGATGAAATTTATTTAGGCCAATGGGGAACAACGGAATTGAAACTAACCCAAGTAGCGAATGAGTTCATAGGTAATTTGTTGCTATGGGTTATTCACCCTATTACCGGAATCAGAATAGAACGCCCAGGCACTGCTGCTGTTCAAATTACTGTTGATGCCGCACCAGACGAGATAAAGGCGGATAAACGTGCAAAAAATGCGTGGGCACTGGATATGCAGAATAAGAAGCCTAACGCTATGTATTTGGCCGCTCCGAAGCTGAAATCTGAATGCATTAAAAATGCCGCCGCGACCCTTGGAAAGATATTTGGCCGTGACATAAACAGAAAGGCTGAATTCACGGACACCTACGAATCGATATACTCAAATGAAATTGAGGTAAACGAAGTCAGGGCGGAGATAGAAGCGCAGTTTAATAATTGCAAAACAAAAGAGCATCTAGCCGACATCTGGAACAAATACCAGGAATATCAAGGTAACCCTCAATTCAAGAAATTATTCCAGTCTAAAAAAGCTCAATTATCATTCAAATGAATACAATGTATACAGCTGTCGAAGAATGGAAGGCCGCCCGCTGTGGGAAGTTTACCGCCAGTGAAATATCTAAGCTCCTTCAGTCCGGGAAAGGGAAGGGCGAGTACTTCGGTAAGGGTGCTATGACCTACATTTTAGAAACAGTAGCTGAAGTAATAACAGGCGAGGTTGTGGAAGCTACCGGAAAGGCGCTTGAATGGGGCTGGGCCAATGAGTACGATGCCATCCTTGAATATGAGAAGCGGATGGGCGTAAAAGTGGAGTACTACGGCTCTGGACAGCCGAAGTTTGTGCCTTACAATGAGGTGGCAGGTGGCTCTCCTGATGGCGAAGTAGGTGCGAAACTTTTGATTGAAGCGAAATGCCCATGGAACACTGCCAATCACATCCGATACCTGAAGATGGAGAAAGCTGAAGAGTTAAAAAAGGATGATTTCGACTACTACTGCCAGGCTCAAATGAACCTGCTATGCACCAAACGAGAAGTTGTTCACTTTGTTAGCTATGACCCTCGGGTGATTGACCATAAGCTCCGATTGGCTATCCTCGAATTAAGGAGAGATGAAGAACTGATCAAAGAGATCGAAGATAGGATCGCAGCAGCTACTGAGATTGTAAAATCCATAATAAACCGCTTTTTATGACCACACTAATAGGCCGCACATTCTCCTACAGATACCATGGAAAGGAGATAATCAGGAAAGTAGTAGAGCTGATCAGGGGCAAAGAACCGATGTACAAACTACTGGACCCGGTAAATCACACCTGGCATCATGCATATGTGAGCGTGTTTAACCAGATGTTCAAGCACCACTCAGCAGGGCCGGTCATCCGGGACAAGAAGAACAAAGGGAAGACAATTAGGTCAAAACAACTTCAAAACATTTTTGAATGAGTAATGTAATTGGTTTATCCAAATACCACGAAGACAATCTGCGCAAGCTTGCGGCATATCTGCTGAGTGGGGAACTAAAGGCAAAGTTTGATATGACATACTTTACAGAATACCACTCTATTCTTGAAAATGTTTCCACTGAATGTGGTACCGTAGGTTGCGCAGCAGGACATGGGCCGCATGCAGGTATACCGAAACTAGCCAGTGAAACGTGGTCAGAATACATTGAGCGCCAATTTGGTATTGGACTAGAAGGCTATAACTACAGCTGGTGTTTTCAGGGCGATTGGTCTAGACTTGACAACACACCAGAAGGGGCTGGTAAGAGAATACTATGGCTTTTGGACAAAGGCATTCCCGAGAACGCCAGAGACCAGTGCAATAAACGTGTCCCTCTCTGTTACCTCTAAACCATTCCTCATGCAGCAGATGTCATTAAATTTCGAAAGTAAGAGCCCGATAAATGCCGGCCGGCTAAAAGGCCAGAACAAACGGTTATTTGACTACTTGGTTGCAGGGAACACCATCCATTGTTTCCACCCTGCAATGAAAGAATTAAGAATAGGGTATTTGAACAGCCGTTGCGCGGATCTCTGCAGGGAGCTAAAAGAACAAGGACAGGATTTATACAAGCGGTGGAAGAAGGTAAAGGACACGGACGGAAACGAGGTAACGGTAAGGGAATACAGTTTGACACCATTTAAACACTAAAAATAAAAACATCATGTATAAAGAATTTGATTTAGAACGGGCGAAGAATGGCGACCCGATCGTCTTTAAGAGTGAGATCAATGGGCTTGAATACAGGGAAGCTAGAATTCTCTGCTTTGACCGAAAATCACGAGATGATCGATTCCAGATTATAGCACTAATAGGAATTAACGACGAGGAGCGCTCAGGTGTTTTTGATAAGCATGGCTGCGACCCTTCTGGCAGCCAACGCCTTTTCATGGCCCCGGTTAAGCGCCAGGAGTGGGTGAATATTTACAGAGACACCAGTCACCCTGCTGGATATAGGACCGGAAATGTCCTACATGAATCTCAGGAAGCCGCAGAAAAAGGCACCAATGAAAAGTGGCTCAACCAAAACAACTTGGTAACGACAGTTTTAATCCGTGAATGGGAGGAATAACCTATGGGAAGAATCGGAAAACAAGTTTACAAGTTCGACCTGGCCGGGAAGCTACTGGTTAGATACCCATCCATCAACCAGGCGGCAGAGGCCAATAATATGACAGTAAACGCAGTCAATTACTACATAAGACTGAATAGGTCCTGTCATGGCGTGAGATTTAGTTTAGATGAAACACCGGCAGCGGAGGAAGGGAAAGGCAGGAAGGAATTCCCTTGGGAGAAGGACGGTATGTTTGATGTGAGTGGCTGGGCAACGGTTTGTATATAATTTTTACATCACAACTTTAGGAGGGAACATGGCGAGGATACGTAGCGTAAAACCAGGATTTTGGAATGATGAAAAGATCGGGCAGGAACCTGAGACAGTCATGTTAACCTTTATAGGGCTATGGACTTTTAGTGATGACTATGCAGTAGTAAGAGCCAACCCCCTTTGGTTAAAGAATCAGATCTTCCCTTATAAAGACAAGCTCAGAATTGACGCTTTTTCAGGCTGGCTGAATCGTTTGGTGGAGTTGGAGGCGGTGATTCCGTTCATCTATAGAGGTGAAAGCTACTACTGCATCAGAACTTTCCGCAAACATCAGAAGCCCGATAGACCGTCCAAGGCGAGGAATTGTCCTGAGGTAGAATTGATGTTGATAATGAAAGGATTAGGGTATGAACTAAATGAGGAAGGCGAATTTATAAAACACTCGATGAGTACTCGACGAGTAATCGACGAACACTCGTTGCTGGAAGAGGAAGAGTATAGGGAAGGGGAAGAGGAAGAGTATGTGGAAGCAACACTCGCGCATCAAAAATCTGGTCCTTTACCGAATGAACCAGAAACGCCACCCCCAGTTGCGCCGCCCCCCTCCTTGCGTGTCGGATTCTTCCCAAACAAAAACGACTTGGCTATGGAGCTTCCTGAGATTAGAATTGGAATTGCAATTCAGAGAATTAGACTAACAAAAAAAATTGACATTGACCCTATTCAGGTAGAGGGGCTTTGGGACGTATTTAAGCAGGAATATTTCACCGGCAATAAACACTACAAGGACGCTGAGGATGTTTACAGGCACTTTGGAAACTGGTTAGAATATCAAAAATTTTCAAATGGAACCGCACGAAAATCGACAACTACAGACAGCATCAACGCCGTTAACGCCGCTTTTGCTGACGTCCAACGAGATCTGGATGAGGCAGTGCGCCGCGGAGCAGAGGATAAAGGACATTAACACGCAATCGTTGGGCAAGAAGTTTAGCGACATGATCAACGAGATCACGCTAATAACTGGGCTGCGGGTTGATGAACAGCAGGCGAAGCCCTTCGCAGTCCTGCTCAGCAAGTTCCTTCTATCCTACTATGGCATGCTTAGTTGCTCAGAAGTAACTCTCGCGTTTAGACTGAATGCGATGGGTGATCTAGCTGGTTTCACAGGCCAGGGAAAGGAGTCTGATAAAATCGATTTCTACGGGTGCAATTTGACGATTGACCATATCGGAGGGGTCTTACACCGGTATATGCAAAAGCGGGCAAATTTAGCCGGTAAGCTTGCCAACCAGAGGGAAGATTCAAATTACGATCCACCGTTAACACCGGAACAGATCGAAATGGAAGACAAAATGTTTGCAAACGAGTACTTCAGAAAATATCTAAATGGGGAATTATCGAACATAAGCATGGAATATGCATACCTGGTATATGACACATTGGACAAACGCGGAATGATCGGCCTGTCAAATAAGAAGAAAACAACGTATATGGAAGAGGCTCAAAGGATCAGAGACAGGGAAATAGCAGCACCCCCCGTTAGCTTTTCGGAACGAAAGGCGCAGAACAAGTTAATGGAAGCTTACCTAAACGACATGATCCCGCGAGAAGAAGCCAATCTGGTTAAGTGTATTGCAAAACGCCTGGCGCTGATGGACATTTTAAAAACCTGGAAAGCTACAGGCATAACAAAAATATTTGACATATGAAAAAGTGTAATTCATGCGGGTACAACAAAGAACTCAATGCCTTTGTCAAAGATCCAAGAAATAAAGACGGCAGGAAAAGCTACTGCATCCAGTGTGCAAGGGACAAGAGCAGGGCGGCAGGTGCCAAAAAACTGGAAGAAAGACAAAAATGGGCGCCGATATGACAGCAAACCAGAACATACGAGTTAACATTATCTGGCTCCGCAAACAGCACAATTTATCACAGCAACAGCTGGCAGATCTTATTCAGATCAAACGGTCATTGCTCGCGGCGTGGGAAGAGGGCCGTTCAGTACCGCAATATGACGATTTGATAGCAATCAGCGATTATTTCAATATCGCGGTTGATGAAATACTCCGGTTTGAGCTGAAAAAATGCTATTCAAGACAGGTTATGTTATTACCGAAGCTTACAATAGAGATCAAATGAAAGGCGTCAGGATGACCAAAGAACAGCTGAAGAAATGTGCCGCTGCAGTCCTGAACCAGGATGTTATAGCGGAGCTGGAGAAGCCAGCGAAGAAGAAAGAAGGGCCTCAGCTGCCTAAAGAGGATCCACCGCAGGTACAGTGGATGTGGGGGCAACTCGTAGGTTGGTCACTTGCCACCGGGATATATGTTAAGAGAGAGCACAGGTTCGATGAAAAACGTCATTGGCGCTTTGATTTTGCCCTCCCAGATAAGAAGATCGGGATCGAGTACGAAGGACTGAACAGCGAGAAGTCGGGCCACACCACCCTGAAAGGTTACACGAAGGACACCGAGAAGTACAACCAGGCGCAGACCCTCGGATGGAAGGTGATCAGATTCACCGTAAAGAATTATAGGAAAGTAATTGAAGTACTTGAACAACAACTGGAAATATGAAGTATTTAAGTGTTTGCAGCGGCATTGAAGCGGCCACAGTGGCCTGGCATGAACTAGGTTGGGAGCCTGTCGCCTTCTGCGAGATAGAAAAGTTCCCCAGCCAGCTATTACAATACTACTATCCCTGGGTTCCCAACCTTGGAGATATGACAAAATTGAACATAAATGAGTACTACAAAAGCACAACTTTCGATCTTCTCGTTGGAGGAACCCCCTGCCAATCATTCAGCATCGCCGGACTCCGAGGTGGATTGGGTGATGAACGTGGTAACCTCGCCCTTGAGTTCTGCCGAATTCTTTTACACAAACAGCCTCGGTGGTTCGTATGGGAAAACGTTCCAGGGGTTTTCTCTTCCAATAACGGGAAAGATTTTAGCTCAATCCTCACAGCCTTTCGGGAATGCGGGTATAGTTTCGCCTACCGGATTCTTGACAGCCAATATTTCAGGTGCCAGTGATAGCGCACGATACAAGGCTATTGGAAATAGCATGACCAAACATGTGATGTTGTGGATAGGGAAGCGAATTGACATGGTACAACAGGTAATTGAATCACTGAAGTAAAACGAAATGACCTCCTACCTCCAATACCGCAGCGCCCTGAAGCTCGGCCAGATCGAACCGGAAAGGAAGAAGCCCCGGAAGAAGATACGGCCGGTCAGCAAGAAGAGGGCAGCAGTTAACCGGATTTACGCGGCTATATCCCATCCCATATGGAAGGGCAAGCCATGTGAAGCGAAAACACCGGACTGTATCAAGTGGGCGCAAGGCATCCACCACCCGGAGGGGAATGAAACGACAGAGAAGCTACTGGACCCCGATAACATGATGGCCTGCTGCAACCCGTGTAATAGCTGGATTGAGGCAAACGACGATGAGGCCCGCAGGCGAGGTTTAAAACGATCACGATTAAACAAAAAATAATGCACATCAAATCATTAAAGAAAGCCAATACACTACTGCAGCAGCTGGAAGCCCTTGACAAGGAGATTATCTGTATACAGAAATATGCGCAGGTAATCCAGGATCAGCACCTGGACATACAGCTGGAGCTGTCACATAAAAAGGTGGAAGCAGCAGTTGCATCGTTTGAAACATATGATTCCGAATTCCCCCTTAGCAGAATGTACCAAATACAGATACCAACCTTTTTTGACTTAATGCGTGATCGCAAAGAAACAAAGGAAGATAAGGAGAAATGTAAAATGGAGATTTCGGAAGTCATCGCCCTGCAGGTACTGGGTGTGATGATTGCTCACAAGGAGGCTGAACGGATGTCGATTATTAACCAGCTCATGGCATACGGCTTTGAGGTAAATGTTTGATAAATGACCAGCAGAGCCACAAAGCACCTTATGGAGCCGCCTGAGGCTATCCTTCTGACACTACCGGTTGCCTTCTTCCAGGATCGCGGCATGACCTGCGCGGAGTTTTACCCATACTTCGAGCGACTTATGAAGCACCCGGACAGCTTATGGAACTTCAAGCTTACAAACCTTCCCACGATGGATGTGGCCTGGGTGTATCTGGTTTTTGACGGGTTCGTTCAGTACCGCCTTAACCTGGTTCAGTATGAGCGTAACGTCACCAAAGTGTTTAAGGATGCCCCTTATGGACGTGCTCGTGTTTTTGAGGCCTGTAACTGGGTTATTCTGTGCGGGCCACCTATAAAGGCACCTTTCGATATACCAATGCGCGGGTTTCAGGGCTTCAGATATTCAAAACAGCTTTTTTAAACGTCCAATTTATGAAACGTCATTTATCAATATCCGTACGAGGTGCCCTCAAATGGTCGGATGAGGATCTTTCTGGCTTGTTCGAGGACATGGATACCTGAGACTCACTTACGGCTGATGAGGCCAGGGAATACCTGCAGGAATGCCTGGCAGATGGTAAGGAGAAAATACCCTGCGGTCAGTGCGACAACTTCGATTACCAAACCGGGTGTAAAGGACATCCATCAAACGATAGCAATGATACTTCTGAATAAAGTAACCTTTGATCAGGTTCAGAACAGCAATACAGATACGGTATACTATTCCGCCCGTACACTCTGGTGGACTGACGATCCCAACGATCTTCAGCAGACCAAGCCCCTTCCTGAAAAGTTCAGACGGCCCGGGATGGCGCCTGACTTAGGGGCTAGTCTGCCGTGTGACATCTTTGGCGTAGTTCTTTTTCAGATTGAAAAGAGCACATGGTTAGGTGACCTGGAACGCATCAAGTCCCATTATGGCAGCCTGGAAGCGTTCATGGCTATGCACCATAAGAACTTTCAGCCAGAGGCCGGCGATCCGCTCAGCATGTTTTCCGACAAGCAAACATTCATTGACGCAGTAAACCGCCAGAACCATGGAGCTTAAAGATCAATGTTGCACTAAAGAACAAGCCTTGCGCCTTGTGGAGCTGGGTGTAAAGCCACGGGCCACCTTCTACCACATGAAGGCAAAGGACGGACCGCATGGGGAGTATATCGCCTACGGTTGGACCAGCCATGCGATCGCGCCCGCATACAATGTGGCGGAGCTGGGGGAGATACTGCCCAGTGAGACCTACACCATGCGTACTGGTAGCCCGTCCAGCGCGTATGCCAATTGGGAGTGGGTAGATCAGGGAAGTGATCGCGCCATGGGATTGTTTAATACAGAGGCAGAGGCCAGAGCCGACCAGCTTATTTTCCTGCTGGAAAGGAATCTGTTTGAGCTGCCTGCCGAGTGGTGCCAGAAGCAGCCCGAACCCGTGAAGGAGATTACCAAATGAACCAATTTGCTATGATAGATAAAGGTACGCCGTCGCCATATGTGATCCCCGGATTGTTGCGCGGCAAGTTGGACGAGAGTATCGTCATTAAGGAGGTTTGTAAATATTATGACCAACCACAAACCATAGTATTCAGACGGTACATGCGTCAAGATTTACACATACGGCAGGTAGTAATGTATATCATTTCCCGGAAGCTGCATCTGGATTTTGTAACGATAGGAAAGTTATTCAAGGTTCATAGAACTACCGTCATGTATGCAGTGAAGTATGTGGATGGGCAGCTGACTGCCAAGCATAATAACATGTTCAAATCAGATGTACCCATTATACTGGACAGGATTAGGTACTATTATTAAATCACTAAAACAACAACCATGAGCGACAGGTATAGCTATAACATACAACAGTTAGCCAAAGAAATGGCGGAAGCCTACGGGAATCATATCGTACCGTCTGGATTGATCACGGCGGCATGTGTCGCAGTGAGGTGGGCCGCACACATGGCCAAATCATCGTATATGCGGGGAGCCTCTGACAAAGCTCAAGGGCTGCATTGTGATAGTGTAGACTGTGATCTTTACCTGCAATCTGTTGGATTGATACAGAGTGATATCGATATCGAAGCAAAGGAGTCAGTGAGCGAAACGTATAACGAGCGGGTCCGCAAAATAGCAGAGGAAATGGCTAAAGAACATTTTGAAAAGCTATATGGATCAGAAAAGTGGGCAGACTTGCCAGAAGGAGCGCTAAACACTTATACCGACGCGCTTTTAGGAAATGCCCGCATCGCAGTTGCCCACATGGCGGAGGCTTTAAAATGGGGATTCGCCAATGGAGTGGAAGACTCAATGGAAGAATCCGTGAGAGACAAGGCAATTATTGAATGGCAGAAAGTTTACGGCCTAATCCCCGATAGCGCACAGGAGGATAAACCTGAACCGTGCCCGCAGGAATTACGCTGCCACACCCGAAAACACCCGGAGGGTACTTGTGATTGTCAAAATATGGGGCTATTGACAGATAAGCCCAAACTTACTCAGTGCCCTGAATTCCCGCACTTTGGCGCATGCTATCCCGATGCCAGATGTATAGATGGGTACTTATGGGATTTGGATAAGTGCGAAGACGGCCAGTTATATGGAGGCGGCGATGATCCATGTCCTTTCTGTAACACAGATGCTTATAAAGAGTGGCACGGATGGGAGGACGCGGACCAATCTAAAAGGGCAAAGATATTGGAGCATATCGCTTACCTCCATAAGAAATACCTACCGCAATCGGAGGGCGGCCAAAATGGATAACCTAAATTTCTACGTTGTTGTTCATCAGACAAAACACCCGGATTACCCTGTAATGTCAGGATATGATGTTGAAGCAAATAATCAACATTCAGCCGAACAAGTCGCCCGCAGGATGTTCTGTGAGGATACAGGGTATCAATTTGATCAAACAGCAATAAGATATGTAAAGACCGGCAGGGAGGCGGGTAGTGATGAAACTCGGTAAGGATGACCGACACGATCATTACTGGATCGAGAACGGCCAGCTGTATGAAAGCTACAATACTATTCGGGGCCTTAGATGGCGGCATATTGGCCCTGTACCAGGCATGGAAGATTGTGACCGATGCACGGAAGCAATGATAATATTCATCGAAAAAGAATACTCAGAATGAAACTAAGCAAAGCACAGCAGGAAGTAGTAGATAAGATGCGGGAGGGGTGGATATTCAAAAAGGGAAATTTTAACGGTTGCTGCTGGATAATAAATCCGCATGATCAACACCTGCATAGTATAACCGTTAGCAAGGCGACATTTAAGGCCCTTTATACACAGGACGTTATCCATCCGACATTTCATTCAAAATCAATTCACGAGCCTGATATCTACCAGCTCACCGAAAAATACAGAAGCAATGATAAGTGATAAAATACTGGGAATAATAGACACCACCCTTTACTATACTTCCACAAAAGACGGCAGGGAGTTAGCGGATAAGCTAACCGCGCTCATGTGCTACCGGGAAGTAAAAGCTTACTTCTCCTGCTTTAATAACTTCTGTGACCAGGAAGATTGGTCGCCTGTTGATGGAGACATAGCAGGGCATTTATGTGACGATTACCCGGAAGACATGATCCAGTGCGCCATTGAGCAGGTAAAAACCGAACTGGAATGATCACAATCTACGACATAGCATTTGGCCTTATCGGGATAGGGGTCTTCCTCCAGACAGGTCAGTGTTTGATCATGAGCTTCCAGGATATAACCAAGTTTAAAGATATTAAACGATGAGAGAAGAAATAAACGAACTCGTAAAAATTTGCTTTGAGGCTTCAAAGGCAGCCGGGTGGCATACTGACCCACTGACGGGTGAACTGCTTAACCGCAATAAGGGTGAAATGTTAATGCTCATGGTATCGGAAATATCCGAGGCTATGGAAGGGGAGCGCAAAGGGCTGATGGATGATAAACTACCACATCGGCCTATGGCCGAAGTTGAACTGGCAGATACCCTAATCCGTATCTGCGATTATGCCGGCCGCTGGGGATACGATCTAGGTGGTGCTGTAATAGAAAAGCTGAGGTTTAACGCTACCCGTGAAGATCACAAACTCGAAAACCGGCTTAAAGAAGGCGGAAAGAAATGGTAGCCGAATACACATACCTGGGTGATCGCCTGACCGATCCCCGCCTGAAGGGACAGGCCTGCAGCGCGGTACGTAGACCGGATGGAAAGTGCATCCGGGGAAAGAACGGCAACATGCTGGTCAGGTTTGCCTGCGGGGAAACGGTGGTGGTATTGGGAAGGTTATTGAGGAAAATAAAACCGGTTTAGGAGGCCGGACCATATGACAGAACAGCAAAAATATGAAATAGGCTTTGAGATAGTTGCCGGAATGCATGCAAGTGCATATAATCAGGACTTGGAGAGGGGCAGACTGGAAACACTATCAGGCACCATACTGCCTACGCCAGAAGAACTAGCCACAGAAGGATTAACGGAGATACCCGACTATTGCTATCGGGCCGTAGAATGGGAAAAGAAGCGGCTTAATAACCAGATAGCCTTTATTAGTCAGGTCCTGTTCAATAAGTTGGCTGAAATGGGGCTTAGTATCCAGCCAACTAAAACAGAAATACCGGAAAAATCCCCTTCCCTTCCGGAAAAATCCGCCGACTCTCATTCTGACCTTTGAACAAAAACAAACCAATGGAAAAAGAAATCACATACGAAGAGAACATTCTCCTGAAAGCAATTGAGCTGGCAAAGACCAGGCTTTCAAATACCTGGCACATGCTTCCCGAACCTACGCAGCAACTGGAAATCCAGTGGGCAATCCCTGAAGCTAAGAAGGCTATGGAATGGGCGGCAGAGATCGCGCATGCGGTCAATGGCCCGCAAATGAGCAAGGGCATAATTGATGCTATGCTTGCAGAATTAGGGGTAATACCGCCTATTGAAAAGGAATCTAAAACCGCACCGGGAACGGATACCGGTAAATAAATGATAACAAAAGAAACCTGCGTCAAAATATGGAACGCTCATAATGAAATCGAAAAGGCCGGAAAGCTCATTTCGGATTTGGCAGACCGAGTTAAAAAGGATAAGGACAAAAATCCTCCCTGCTTGCGAGATGCCTTTGGTGAACAGCGCGGCTTAATGTTGGGCGTACCGAGTGGCGAAAACAGCCATCAATTGTATAATGTGAACCTCGACTTGTCTGTAAAAGTCATAGAGCTACACATTGAAGAGCAAAAGAAGAAGCTGATCGAACTGATGGCCATAGCCAAAATCGAATTACAAGGATAAAACCGGCCCGGAGGGCAGATAATATATGAAAGTACTCATAGGACTTTTGTTTTGCCATTATCTGGCAGACTTCACCCATTTAAGCATGCCATACATGTTGCGGGCTAAAGCCACCGGCTCCCCCTGGTTCCCGATCTTCCAACATGCCATGGTACATGGACTGTTAATGTGCGCGTGGACGTGGTGGTCAGTCGGATTTGTAGCTGGTGGGCTAACCTACTGCATAGTGCTGCCAACACATTTTGGCATTGATGTCCTGAAGGGTAAACTGAACGTATGGTATCCCAATTTGCGAGATCACGCCAATCCATATTACTGGTATGTATTCGGGGCCGATCAGCTGCTGCACACCCTTGTTATATTGATTGTTTACAGAATAACGAGTCATTTATAAAACCAGTCGCCCCCGGTAGAGGGCACAGAGATTATGGATAATTCATGGGACAATTTTGAGCCAGCGCCGCTGGAGTTCTTTCATGGCCGATTGCTGCATTATTTTCACGAGTACAGGGAAAAGGAAGGAGAAAATGCTAGATGGGTGCCAATAAGCGGCTCTGAGCTGAACTGTATAATCGCCAAAGCAAAATTGGATACTTATGCCAAGTATCCGAAGCATGTCAGTAATAAAGCAATTCCGAAAACAGAAATGTAAACCGCCGCCCGGCGCTCCGGGCATATAGAGTATGTTTTTAACACCTGAAGCAGTAGAGTACTGCAAAGAAGTGCTGCAGATGCATAATGATTTCGAGCCAGCTGAAACTGTGATTGCAAATCATGTTCTATTCGATCAGTGGCGCCAGAAAACTAGACGTTTTGGGGTAAATAAGCTGATTTTCTACATCTTGATGGATGAAGTATATGGTGGCTCTAATATGAAAGACAGCAGTGGATTTTTGGGACGTGCGTTAAAAGTTAAGCAAGAGTAGACCACAGCCCGGGAAACCGGGCTACTTTTAAAACCATTGAGACAAAAATATTAAATTTGTGAAGGATGGAATCGATACAGATTACAAATATGAGTGTTGTTGACTTCCAGCGGATGCTGAAGCAAACAATCCAGGAAGCAAAACAGGAATGGGAGCAGCAGCAAAAGGCTCCTTCTGATTGGGAGGAATTAACCTTGGAGCAGGCCGCATCTGAAATGAACTGCAGCACGCGAACCATTCGCCGAAAAATGCGTGAATGCTCTATAAAAGGCTATCGTGTCGGGCGCCAGGTCACGATTCAGCGGAAGGACCTGAAGAAGATCCGCCAGGCTTCTGGAACGCGGGAGAGTTAGCAATCTCTTTCGCGTTCAGCTCATCTTCTATCTTAACATATTTCAGAAATTGCGCCTCCGACGTATGGCCTGTTATGGGCATTATAGCCTTTGGTGGATACTTCAAAACATAATACATCCATGTTGCATAAAATCGCCTCATAGAATGCGGCTGGAATAGTTGCCATCTTTCATAATACCTATCCACTTTAACCCCGCCTACGGTATATGCTATCAATTTCTTGCCCTTGATGCCAGCCTTTTCACATATTTTAGGTAACATCGATGCTAGATTTTGACGATGTACTATAGGAATCTTCCCGTTATACTTTTCATGGATCTCCCGAGCTATCCAGTGACATGGGATGGTAACCTTTTTGTCTGTTTTGCTGGTCAGTACTTCGAACACGTTCCCCACTAAATGATAGTCGTTTATCCGTCGGAGGTCTTCAACACGAAGCGCCAGGAAACACCCATACACAAAAAAATCCCTGTGCTTTATCTCAGCCGATTTGGTAAATGGGTAATTATATAGCGCTTCGACTTCTTCGTACGTTGGGGCTATAGAATCGGCATCTTCCTGTGGAACATTAAAGTTCGGGTGTTCGAATACTCTATTATTATGCTTCCCCTCTTTGTAGGCCCAGCTAAGGAATATCTTTAAGTTATTTATTATATTATAAATGCTGTTCTGGGCATACTCGTTTTTAACGGCCCAAACTACCAGCTCGTTAACGTGGTCAATTGTCATATTATATGATAGAACAAATCTGCTTTTCGGATCAGCGGCACACTCTTCCCACCGGGCTCGCATTCTCTCAAACTGAGCAATGCTTTTAGGGCTATATCGCTTCTTACTCTTCTTTTTTAAAACCTTCCCTGCCTCCATATCGGTTATCCATTTCTTATGATCCTCTATCAGGTTGTTTATAGGCTGTTTTTTCTTCTTCACCCCTGTCTCTTTATCAAGATAAGACTGCAGCTCATTCCGTAAAATAGGTTGTCCTAAGAAGATGTATTTGTCAGCGTATTTGTTGACCAGACCTACTATCTTTTCCAGGTGCTTTTTGCTTGTATCTGGCAGAGGTGTAGTATCTTTAACGCCGGTCGGGTATCGCAAGCGGTGGTCATCGCAGGAGAAACTAACGTAGAAGTAGTTATTCGCTTTGATAATGGAACAGGTCTTTGCCAT